TCATAGATATTTGACATCATAAAACCAAGGCTTGGCTGGCTTTGCTCAATTTGGCTTTTTAGTTGTTCTTCATCTATTCCAGCCTGAAGACCTAATGCAAGATTATCTGCGTTGATGCTTTCCATCATAATTGATACTGCTTCTTCTTTTGTCATACCCACTCCTTTTCCTATTGTTGTTGTAGTATTCTGACTATATCCTATTATATCATCAATCCGTTTTTTTGCAACTTTTATCTGTTCCGTCGAAGAGTCGTTATAGATTGTTTTTCTGTTATTTTTTAATGCTGATATAGCGACAGTGCCCGTCCCTGCAAGAATGTCTGCAACGACATCTCCCTCTTTTGAAAATGTAAGCACTAGCAAATCAGACAGGTTTTGAGGCAAAGCATCATTTATAAATGCAATATCCCCATATTTATCTTGATCTTCAGGTGAAGCCCCAAACCCCTCTTTTATAATAAAACTTTTGAAACCTTTTATACGCCAAAGAAGGTTCTCAGAATAGGTTATATGAAATATTAGATTTGTTCCCATACCAGAAGCATCTTTTTCCCCACTTATTTCTTGTGCCCACTCTTCAAAATCCCAAGTAATAGCCCTACTAGGACATAATTTTGTTTCTTTGATTATATCTGCAATAATCCTAAACGTTCTAGGTCCATTAGGTAAAATTAGAATTATGCTACCACTATCCTTTAAGGCGTAGTCCATGTGCTTTATAACCTTTAGCACTGATTCAAGAAATTCTTCAGTATCCTGTGCATTTTGTAATTGTAAGGACGGATCTCCACCATATGCAATAAAATTTCTTTGATAAAATGGGAAATGAGATATAAAAAGATCTACGCTGTTAGGAGACAGGAATGTTTCTCTGGCATCTTTATTAAAAAATTCTATTTCCACGCTATCTCCTGATCGTAAGTTACGGAGTACTCTCCTGTAAATATCTCTGCATAAGAGATGATATCTCTATTGTACCTTATAACGGTGTTGATGCCTACTTTGTCTGATACATACTTCATACCCTGGACTAATGGCTCAAAAGCCATCTCCTGGTCTGCTAGGGCCTTATTAAGGGTATCCAGGTATCTTTCCTTGCCGTACCTTTTAGATACAAATGCTTGGTCTACATAATCAAACCTTGCTTGTGCATCATTTCTTCTTGCAATGTCCGAATTGTCTATTATGTACCTTGTTGCAAAATGATCCATCCGTGTAGACCAGTTTCGCATGTTATCGCTGTACTTCTCCATGTTCTTTAGAGTTGAGTCAGCGAAAGCCATGCGTATAAGGTCTTGTTCGGAGAGATCAACCTCTGTTGCGAACGAAATCAAAAAAGCGGTTGCATAGGGGAACTTGTCGCTATATGTCTCCACGTCGAAGTGCACATTAGGATTAAAGGATTTACTCGACATACCGTCTCGAATTAAACGCATATGATTTCCGAGAGAAACGAACTCTTCTCGATTCATATCGCAATCGACGAACAAACATTCTTCGGCATTGACTCCGTCGGCGAGACATAAAATATTTTTATCATATGAACCCACTATTTTCGAACCGTTAAAACGCTCCAATAATTTTGCGGTCATAAAACCATCCATGTCGGGAGATATAATCAAATTCTTAGAATGCTCAAGTGTTTTGAGGATGGCTGTTTTCATTTTTGTAAAATACCCCTTATAATAATCTAGTTATGACAATCCAAGACTGGGCTTCCCTTATAGTAGCCATCCTTACAATTGTATCATCAATAGCCTTTGCTATCAAGTGGATGGTAAAACATTATCTCAGCGAACTTAAGCCGAATTCTGGATCAAGTTTAAAAGACCAGGTTTCAAGATTAGAAAGTGCTTTGGACGAACAAAGAGTAGACTCTATAGTGTCACGAGATAGACAAGAGAAAAAACTTGACGAAATGTATAAGATTTTAATCGACCATATTGCTAAATTTGATAAGAAGTAATTCTCCTATATACTATATATAAGATATCTTGTAAATACAAACCTTAAAGATAGTTCTTTTTTCTTATATATTTTAAGTATACACTATCCGACATCCTGACTATTAAGACTTATTATGACAAAACGGACATTACCTATTATAACAATTTGATAACTTTAAATATCACTGTCCAAATTGTACTGATATGATATACTTTAATCTGACTAGTACTCTGGTTTGTCTCTCATACCCACCAGCCTGAGTACTAGTCTTTTTTTATGGTATAATCTAGATATTATGAATCTATGTTCACCTGAGATATTTGGAGCAGATCCAGCCAGAATTAAATGGCAGATCGTTAGAGGAGATACCTCTCCGCTTCGTGTTGAATTTTTAGAAGATGACGAAACCACATATTTTGATACCTCTGAATGGACATATCAGGCTACTTCTTATGATCCTCAATCTGATATTTTAGATGCTCTTACAGTTACCCCTGGTGCTGGTTATGTAGATATTCTAGCCCCTGCAATTTTGACCGCTAACTGGGGTGTTGGTTATAAATCAGTTGTTACTGAATTAACTTTTGATCTTCAAGTAACCATTGATGTAAATACAATCTGGACACCTTTGATTGGAACCATATCAGTCATTGGTGATATTACAGGAAGTCTATAATGGCAGTCGTAAAAGTAACTTCTCCTAGACCTGAGTTACCTCCAGTAATCAGAATTAAAAACAAAACCTTCAAAGTAAATAAATAATATTGTGAGATAATGTCTATATGGCTGCCTCTAAATCTATGGACTTTCCTAATGCAAAAAAATCTAGTTATGCTGCACAAGTAGAACAGGTTCAAGCCTCTCCAACTCAAGAAAGTTCAATATCTTTTCTTCCAGTCCCTGGACCAGTTGGACCACAAGGACCAGCAGGTAGAGATGGAAAAGATGGATTACCAGGGCCCCAAGGACCAGAAGGACCAAAGGGACAAAAGGGAGAAAAGGGACTAACTGGACAAAACGGATTAAGTTCTTTATCTTCTTCAGGTCAACAAGCAGGGTGGGCTTCATACACAAATGTTTTTGACAAACCAATAAAACTTGGTATATCTCAAGGAGACGATGGTTGGGTAACTCTTCTACTTGACACTAAGGATAAAAACCAAAACGAAAAGTACCTTCCAAAAGATTGCACAAGTCTTTGGAATAGCCACCAGAGAGCCTTAAACTTTCACGGTATAAAGGAAGGATCCCAGGTATTCATAACATATAACTTTGAACTAACTACCTATACGTCTAACACTGAGGTTTGGCTAAGAACATATTTTGCAAGCAAGGGTAGGGAATTTGTTCAGTTGGTAGGATCTTTAAAATACCAGAACACCTACAACCTTTCTGTTACTCAACAAATATTTATTGAAGACCAGAGTATGTGGGGTAGCGGAGCAGTTCCTCAGATTAGAACGGACTTTGATGCTTCTGTAATTTTCAATTCTGTATATGTCAGCGTGGTATAATAAAACTATGGCATTTCCAGGAGAACTCAATATAAACTACTACAAGGGTGATACCCATGAGTTTAAAGTATACCCTCAAAAAACAGATGGGTCAATCTTTTATCTAACGGACTATGGAAACGCTACTTTTACAATTGCTGAGACACGTGGGGTGGCAGGGGTAGATCTAGGACAGATCAGAGCAAGTGCGATAATCTCAAACGATAACACATACATCACCTGTGCCATCACTCCAGACAATGCAAAACTTATGGATGCAGCAAAGACTTATGTATATGATATTCAAGTCTATGCTCAAGGACCAAATACATACGACAAAGTTTTTACTCTTTTGACAGGATCTATTTCTGTAACAGATGATGTAACACAAGATATTGGAACCCCTAATAAAGCAATTCCAACCTATAGAGTTATTTATCATAATATAAATGCAACAAGTGGAGCAATTCCAGTAGATACAAATGGATACCTTCCAAATCAAAATGTTGTCGTTGCAAACAACGGAACTCTTGCAAGATTAGGATACACTTTTGCTGGTTGGACAAAGTTTGCAGATGGTACAGGAACTGTATATTCAGCAGGATCAACAATTCCTCTTGCTAACGCAGATATAAAACTTTATCCTAAGTGGAATGCTCCAACAGTTACATATGATAACCAGAGTGCAACAACAAGTCAAGTTGGAGGATCAACATCTTATATTCCGCAATCGGCAATTGCGTCAATTCCAACAACAGCACCAATTAGAACAGGACATACTTTTGGCGGATGGTTTACTGGTCCTGCAGGATCGGGAACACAGGTAACAAATAATTCTTATACTCCAGAATCTCCATACAATCCAGTTATACTTTATGCAAAGTGGACTGTAGCATGACAGAGGTATTTGTATCAACTGACGATGTAAAAGTTATTGGTGGTACAGCCAATGTAAATGTTGAGGTTGACTTTGGCTCTCAAGGAGAAAGAGGAAATCTTTTTCTTTTTGGATATGGACATCCAGATGACCAAACAAATCCAGAAAATGTACAAGTCTTAGATATCTATATAAACATATTAACAACAGACTCTAAATACTTGATGATCTACCAGTTAATGCAGGTCAATGATGTTCTAACCTGGGTTGAAATAAGCAAACTTATGGTAGACAAATATAGTGCTAATAAAAACGTATCATTTACTAACGGGGTAGCCACAGAAAGCATAGACTTTAAGATTTCTAACATAGTCCCAACTAGTCTTATAAGTGGGCTAACTGCTTCACAGTTTAACATTCAATGTACCTTCTCAAATCCAACAAAACCCGTTGCCCACTCAATAGTAGTAAAGCCAATTACAATAGAGTCAGCAACAGGGGACATCATATTACCAGTAGGTATTAACGCTGCTGAGTTTTCAGGAAGTGCTTGGACAGGGCTTAGCGGAACACACGTAGTCCATTTCCTAATTACGGTGGTATAATCTAAGATGGTGATATGTAATGGCTGCTGAATATATTGATGACACAGAAACTGGCAACGGTCAATACCCCACCCTAATTCCTGGATATGACCAGTCTGCTGATATTCAAGAAGCCTTAAGACTATATCATTATGGATCAGTATCTCCAACAGGTCAAGCGGTAATTCCAGCAAACTCTGCAGCAATTAACCCAAAATCAATTGCAGGATACCTAGATGCTTTAGATACAAAAATTGATAACTCTGTTGTAGATCAAGCCACACTTGCGGGTGTTGGTATTGACTGGAATGCCGTAACTACACAGTTTGACATTGACTCTACAGTTGCTACAAAATCTTATGTTGCAAACTCAACATCCGTAGTCACTAAGGGTTCAAGTTTTACATTAACTTTAGCAGATGCTAGCAAGACTATTCTTCTTTCTACTACTACTCCAATGACTTTGACTATCCCGTCAAATTCTTCAGTTGCTATTCCAATTGGATATCAATATAACCTTGTTGAAATTGGAACAGGAAAAACAACTCTATCTGCAAGTTCTGGAGTTATCATAGGAAGCAAAAATTCACAACTATTTTTAGATGGACAGTACAGCAAAGGAACGCTATTAAAGATCGATACAGATACTTGGATTTTTTATGGCGATGTTTACGAAGGTGCAGTTATTGCTCCTGTTACTCCAGCAGTTACACCTGCAGTTACACCAGTAACACCAGTAACACCAGTTACTCCTGTAACTCCTGTAACTCCTGTAACACCTGTAACTCCAGTAACACCAGTAACTCCTGTAACGCCACCAGTAACTCCTGTAACGCCACCAGTTACACCCGTAGTAATGAGAACAGTTCCAAATGTTGTGGGCTTAACACAGGCAGCAGCAACAAGTGCAATTGATGCAGCAGGATTATCAGTAGGAGGTTTTGCAACGGGATCAACCACATATGATTCTGCAAATGCTGAAAAAGTTCAAAGCCAATCTCCTACAGCAGGAACATCGGTTCAATCAGGATCAAGTGTTAACCTTACAATGTGGAATTATGTTGCATCAGTAACACCAGCCATCCAGCCAAGTATCAGTATCATAGAGGAGTCTAGCGACTGTACTTCAATTAGTATTAATTGGATAGGAACTGGAGCATCATGGGCTGTTACAAATAGTACAGGCTGGACTGCTACTCAATCTGGAGAAGGAAGCGGTGGATATTGGACTGCATCATTACCTTGCGGAACAACAAAAACATCAACTCTAAGAATGTACTCTGGTCCAAATCAAACTGGAAGCCAGGAAACTCAGGCATTTACAATATCAACAACTTCATGTACAACATGTAATCAGCAGGTTACACCAGTAACAACTCAAACATATTACGCTTGTTGTACTGATAGCCCAGGGGTTAGTGGACAATATTCTAGTTCATCAGCAGCAACAACTGGTTTAAATGCACTCTGTGCAGCCACACCAGGAAGCACAATAGATCCACAAGGAGTCTCAACAACTGCACTAAATTGTACTTCTGTCACACCAGCAGTCACCCCTGCAACAGGTCCTAACACTTACACCTATACATACTATGACGGTAAGTGTAACTATCAAGTTAAGAACTCAAATGGAACTTATCTAAGAGACTACTCAACAAACCTTTGTACAAACTCAGGAACAGATGAGTCAGGGGCAACACTTCCAAACTGTAATCAATCAGGATGTACACCAGCATCAGTCACCCCTGCCGTTACACCTGCAGTCACACCAGCAGTAACACCTGCAGTCACACCAGCAGTTACTCCAGCAGTTACTCCAGCACCAGCATGTCCAAACAATGACACCTATGGAGTTACAACTGGAGGAGTCTACGGTGGTTCTTGCCCTGATGGTTCATGTCCAGGATGTAGCAATTACCAAGAGAAGTGGTACAAGTGCTCTGATGGAAGTTCAGGAACTAAGTTCTATGTAGGTCTTGGCTGTGCAGTAACACCTGCAGTAACACCTGCAGTAACACCTGCAGTTACACCTGCAGTAACACCTGCAGTTACACCTGCAGTTACTCCAGCAGTTACACCTGCAGTTACACCAGCAGTAACACCAGTTGACTGTACTTCATGTTCACCAACACAAAGTTATAACAGTACAAGGGCTGTATCAACAAGCGTCTGTGCTTCTGGAATAATGAACACATATGTTTGCTATACCCCAGGTACTTGCCCTAACATAACAACAGACACAGGTTGCCAACCTGCATCAGTAACCCCAGCCGTTACCCCAGCAGTAACACCTGCAGTAACACCTGCAGTAACACCTGCGGTCACACCAGCAGTAACACCTGCTGTTACCCCAGCCGTAACTCCTTCTGTTACCCCATCGAACTGTACTTGCTATCTTGATTACATCTGGCAGAATTGCCCAACATGTTGTAACGGTCAATGCGCTTACTAGTCATTATGATATACTAGTAAGAGGAGGATATTTATGGACAAAGAATTGTCAGCGTGGGAAAAATATAAGGAAAGTCTTGGAGAATCAAGACCTTGGCACTTGCTAGATAAAGAAAATTATGTAGAAGATGAAGTAGCAAAAGAAAGATTTTCTATATGCAAAGGATGCCCAGAATTGATTAAATTAACAACACAGTGTAAAAAGTGTGGGTGTTTTATGGCAGCAAAGACTAAACTTAAGATGGCTTCATGTCCAATAGGAAAATGGTAATGAAAAAAAGACAGTTAGCACCAGGGATAGTCGTATACTCTGACGTTCTTGAAAATTATGATACTTTAGTTCAAGACATTGAAGAGGGACTTTCTACTTCTGGACAGCAGTGGATGCAATCTTCAATACAAAAAGATGACAAGATACAGGTAGACACAAATTACAGAGACACAATGCTTATTAGTGTAAATTATAAAGATTTTATAAATGAAGATTTTATAAATTTACAAGACGCTTTTAATTCAAGTTTATCAAATATGTTTTTAACTGGTTTTGGTCCTTTAGAATCAGACTACAAACAAGATCATCAACTAGACACTACATCTCACGAAGAATATAGCATATTAAAATATGGCGAGGGACAAAAGTTTACAAACCATATTGACGATCATAAAGATCATCATAGAAGAATGTCCTGGGTCTACTATATTAATGATGACTATACTGGAGGAGAGATTTCTTTTCCAAGATTTAATTTAACATATAAACCAGTAGCAAATGAGTTTATAGTATTTCCATCAAACTATATTTACAACCACTCAGTTCTTCCAGTAATAGAAGGAACGAGATACGCAGTTGTTAGTTGGCTAAAATAATGATAGACATGGCTTTAGTTGAGCAGGCAAGGTTAGAAAACAGAATCCATATATTTAAAAATGTTTTTACAAATTTGCCATCATTAGATACAATTATGTCAATGGTTTCTAAGTATGTTGATGAGGATTTGACTGCTTTCCCAGACAGGTCATATCTTTTAAATGATTTTGTTGAAGGCGAATCTTCTGACATGAGATTAAAATGTAGGTTTTGGTCAAGAATGGCTTTTCAACTTTATGATACCAACGACCTATACATGTCTATAATCCCAGAGTTGGGTCCAGTAACTGAGTGGGGTCTTTCACATTATCCAGCAGATATTTATACTGGTAATTTTTGCTTAGTATCTTTAATGAAAAACAGGGGAGTTGTAGGAAGTAAACATAGAGACTATGTTGATCAATTCCAGTGGGTAGTTAAAGGTGAGATGATTTGGCGCACAGGAGAGAATTTAGAGAATGAGCATCATCTTGTAGAAGGCGACTTTGTTTTTATCCCTAAAAATCTTGCTCACGAGGTTGAAACACTAGTAGCCCCACGAGTAGCAATTAATTTAATATTAAGAAACTAAAAAGCACCCATAGGTTTTACCCTACAGGTGCCTCTAGTTATTATATTTTACTTGGGAAATTTACTCATCCAAAATTTGGTTCTTGGAGTGATGCCCTTCCATGAGGACCAATCATCTCCACCGTTTGTCATGTAGTATGCAATCTCTGCATTCTTGACGGGATTGAATAGTTCAGCGTTAGAGTCAAGATCAAACTTGGTTCTACGATCAGGACCAAGAGCGTCAATCATATTAATTTGGAACATACCATAAGACGAGTCACCAGTCTTGTGATTGCCGTTAAAAGCCAATGGTCGCCCATTAGACTCTTTTTTAGCCACTGCCCAAGCAACTACAAGGTCTTTACCCTTGAAGCCTACTAGTGAAAGCAGTTCCTTTAGTTCTAAATCAGTCAGAGAAACCTTGTTCTCAAAACTCTCTAACTTTTTAGCCTTAGAAACCAAAAAAACCTCTTTCGAGGCGGTTTCCAATGTCTGAGCCTGTTCTATGCTCAAGTTGTTTTTAGTATCAAGACCTGAATCAGCATTGGCTCCGTTCGACAAAACAGTTACTAATGCTACGATACTGAGTGTGCTAATGATCTCTTTGTTTCTTTCGATAAATTTAATCATAGTTTCCTCCTTAGAAAACAATAACACCCTGGTAGGTGTTACTACCTAGTATAACATGTTTTTGGGCCAAAAGTCAAATTTGGGTGTATAATTATTTTATTATGACTACATATGACTTTTCTGCCACGGGAGTTAAATATCCCCTTGAAAACTCCCCCGTAAATGTACACGGAGACTTTAAAAAATTAGCAGAATCATTAGATGCAATTCTACCAGCATATGGTGTATCATATTTTCAGATTAATGTGCATAATAACAGTGGAGCAGCAATATCTAACGGAGTCCCAGTTTATGCAACAACTGGAAAAGTAAATGGCAAGGTTACAATTGCAAAAGCACTTCCATCAACAACTGCACCAATATTAGGATTACTAAAAAACAATACATTAAACGGTTCTGATGGAATAGTGGTTGTTGCTGGAGTTATGGAAGGTTTAAATACTTCAGGCTTTGCTGCAGGACAAACACTTTATGTTGGCCAATCTGGAGGTTTGACAAATGTTAGACCAACAGGAGGATCAGCAGCAGTTGGAATTTGCGCTATTGCAGATAGTGTTAATGGAATTGTAATAGTAGAGGCAAAAGGAAACGGTACCTGGGGAGCACTCAGAGACGGTTTGTCGTGATATAATAAACCTATGGCCACATACAGAAACCCCAATGAAACCCCTATTACTGGAGTAGTTGCACCAGCAACATATAATATTGGGAACAAGCCACCGCTTATTAACTGGACTGTTGTAATTGGAGATACCGCATCTTTTAGAATTTATGTAGAAGATGATTTGGGAAATCCCTTAGATTATAATACAACCACCTTTGACCCAAATGATGCTGGTTGGAATATTACAGGAGACTTTAGAAGATATTCAGATAACGATGGAGACGATTTACTGTTTACTGTTTTGCCAGATAAAACAGACAATGATGACGATGGAGAATTTACAGTAACTTTGTCTGCAGCCCAATCAAAACAACTTTTAACTGGAGACGTTTTTGATATTCAACTAAAAGACGGTGATCGTGTTTGGACAGTCTGCCAAGGCGAGATGATTATGCTTGGTGAAATCACAGATCAGGCGTAACCAAAAATGGCAACAACCGTAATTTCCCAGGGCATTGCTTTAGCAGTATTAGTTTCAGCAGCAACAATCTCTCCAGGAATACAGATAGAAGATCTTAGTCCAGTATCTAGCGGTGTAGTATCTGTTGGGTATCCTAAGATAGTTACTCCAGCAGACATACTCCCTTTTAGGTTGACAATAACTAATATAGGAATTGAAGGATACGGTCAAAGCAATCCACCAGGAATTGGTGTTCAGGTTATTGGGTTTTCCAACTACATTCTCTAATAAGACTATTAAAAGGTATGTTATAATTACCACATGGCCAAACTCACAATTCCAAATGTTAAGTTAAAATTCCAAACTGGTGATCGTCCTTCACAAGAAGATTACGTAGATTTGATCGACACCCTTTCATCCCAAGCAACAGATTTAGGATCAAAGGGTAATAATGAAAATGAAATCAATGGTGTTGAAAACGTAACTGTTATTGATGATTTTCAGGCTACAGAGTGGCGCATGGTCAAGTATATTATTTCAATATCAAAGACCTCTGCAGGGGACAACAAGTTCTATGCAACCGAATTAACAATTCTTGCTGACGGTACAGATGTATCAGTTAGTGAGTATGGCACTATCGACAATGATGGGAATATTGGCACCATTAATGTCTCTCGCACTGGAAATACCGTGGCTATTACAGTCACTCCAGATCCTGCGATCAAGCCAGTCACCGTACGTTACGCACGTATGGGACTTAAGGCATAATAAAAGGAGATATAAAAAATGGCAACAGTAAATAAAGATTTTAAAATTAAGAGTGGTTTAATCGTTGAAGGTACAACAGCGACAGTTAACGGTTTTGACGTTCTTACAAAGAAGACAGCAGATCAAAATTATATTATTGATCTTATTGGTGGTACAGCAACATCTGCTAACACTGCAAACACAGTTGTAAAGCGTGATGCTAATGGAGATTTTGCTGCTGGTGATATTACAGCAGACTTGATTGGTAACGTAACTGGAACAGTTTCAAGCCTTTCAAACCACGACACTGCAGACCTTGCAGAAGGAACAAACCTTTACTTCACAAACCAAAGAGCACTTGATGCAACAGCAGCAGCATATGAGGCAGCAGGATCATCATCTGCAGCAGCAGGCGCAGTTGCAGGAGATCTTACAGATCACGAAAATGCTACAGAAGCACACGGTGCAACTGGTGCGGTAGTTGGAACAACTAATACACAAACATTAACAAACAAGACTATTGGAGATACACTTAACTTCACTGGCGCAGGAGCAATGACAATCAATTCTGATTCTCATATCGTTCTTACTCCAGCAGCAGGTTCTTCTGTTAAGTGGGGTGCAGATATTCTTGCAACTCAGGCTTATGCAGATCAAAAGGTTGCAGATCTAGTAGATTCAGCACCAGAACTTCTTGATACACTCAATGAATTAGCAGCAGCAATTGGAGACAATCCAAACTATGCAGCAGACCTTGCTACATCAGTAGGAACAAAGGTTTCAAAGGCTGGCGACACAATGACTGGCGCTTTGACACTATCAGGTGCACCAACTTCAGCAAATCATGCAGCAACAAAAGATTATGTAGACACAGCAGCATCAACAGCACAAGGAAATGCAGAAGATTATGCAGATGGGCTTGCAGGAAACTATGAGCCAGCAGGAGCAATCACTACAGCAATTAATGCACTTGACACAGATGACATTGAAGAAGGTGCTACAAACCAGTACTTCACAGATGCTCGTGCAAAGGCTTCAGCAGGAGATCTTCTTGCAGGAGCAACAAAGGAAAATGTTCAAATCAGTTACATTGGTGGAGTTCTAAGCATCTCTGCAGAAAACGGTGTAGCAGACTCTGACACTGATGACCTTGTAGAAGGTACAACAAACAAGTACTTCACAGATGCTCGTGCAGTAGATGCTCTTGAAGCAGTTGTTCCAAACTTCACAGCAGTTGAGTTAAACTCAGTTGCTAAGCAGGTTGCAGCAACACTCTCAGCACCTACAGCAGGAATTCAAGTAGCCCACGCTTTTGCTAAGGCTGACTACCGTTCAGCAGAATACCTTGTAAAGGTTGCCTACGGAACACACACTGAAATCTCAAAGGTCCTCTTGACACTTGATTCTTCAGACAACATTGCAATTACTGAATACGGAATTGTCGGAACAAATGGCTCAGCGTCATCAGTTTCAGCAGGTATTTCAGGATCAAACGTACAACTTCAGGTTACAACCGTTAACAATAACTCAACAGTTACTGTTGTCGGAACACTTGTTGCGTAATAAAAAATAAAAATAGTTGGAAGAAGGAGTAGTAAATGACAACAGTCGACAAAGACTTCAGAGTCAAGAATGGGTTAGTCGTTGCAAACGGCGGTACATTCGGAGATGCAGTAACAGTAGGGGAACCAACCCTTGCCTCACATGCAGCAACTAAGGAGTATGTTGATTCTTTGTCAGGATCTATGCAAGTAGGAACAACTCCTCCTTCTTCACCAACTAATGGAACACAGTGGCTAGACACTCTAACAAATAGAGTTAATTTTTATTACAGTGGTAACTGGTATACCCAGGCAACTATTGACGATACAAATAATCTTCCACAGCACATTCACGATACCGCAATTGATGGAACTGGTTTTATAGTATCCCAGTTCTATGAAGGTGGATCATTCAATAGCCCATTGGGTGTAGGTTTGGATGCTGGAGGCCCAAGTTCAACAACTTGGACTGTAGTATTCGATGGCGGTAGTGTAGTAGATAACTTCAACTAAAAACAGGGGTTATAATAAGATAAGTAAATGGGCAGCCCCCATTAAGGAGAAATAAAAATATGGCAACAAGAATGCAACAGCGCAGAGGAACTGCAGCGCAATGGACGGCTGCGAACCCAATTCTAGCAGCAGGTGAGATCGGATTTGAAACCGACACAAGTAAGTTTAAGATGGGTAACGGCTCTTCAGCCTGGTCTGCCCTGACATATTTTGCTAATGCAGCAGAACTAGCAGCCATTGTTGATGCTGCTCCAGAGACCCTAAATACCCTTAATGAGTTAGCAGCAGCACTAAATGATGATCCAAATTTCTTTGCAAATATTGCAGACAGTATTGCAGACAATATTGATTTGCACAATGTTACAACAGGAGTTCACGGAATTGCTAACACAGCACTACTTGCAACTCTAACAAATGTTTCTACTGCACAAACAGCAGCAGAAGGTTTTGCAACAACAGCAATTACAACTCATAATACTGACACAACGGACGTTCATGGTATTGCTGACACAGCAGCACTTGCAACAACCGCAAATGTAACAACGGCTATTGGCAATGCAGTGACAGGACACTCTTCAGATACCACAGAAGTTCACGGAATATCAAATACAGCAAACTTAGTGTATGCTACAGATCTTTCAACCCATGCTTCAGATACTACCTCAATTCACGGTATTGAAAACACAGCAGACCTTGCTACAAAGACTTATGCAGACACAGCAGTGTCAACACATGCTGCTCTTACACTAGAGGTTCACGGTATTGCAAATACAGCAGATCTTGCAACACAAGATTATGTTGATAGCGCAATCACAACCGCATCTGTTGATCAGTCAGCACTTGCTGGTACAGGCATTGACTGGAACGGAACAACAAACCAATACGATATTGACTCAACAGTAGCAACAACAACATACGTAGGAACTGAGATTGGTACACACAACTCAGATACTACATCTGTTCATGGTATTGCAGATACATCGCTTCTAGCACTCAAGTCAGAAGTTAACGCAATAACAAAAACTTCACTAGGACTTGAAAATGTTGATAATACAGCAGATGCATCAAAGCCAGTATCTACAGCACAGGCTTCAGCAATCGCCACAGCCAAGTCAGAAGCAATCTCAGATGCTACATCACAGGTAAACGCTCTTCTAGCAGGTGCCCCAGCAGCCCTTAACACACTTGATGAACTTGCTGCAGCACTTGGAGATGACGCAAACTTTGCTTCATCAGTAACAACTAGCCTTGGATTAAAGGTAGATTCTTTAACCCCAATTTCACAAAAGACAGCATCATACACACTTTCATCACTAACTGAAAGAGACGACCTAATTGAAATGGGTTCAGCCTCAGCACTAACTCTTACAATTCCACCAGCATCAGCAGTTGACTATCCAATTGGAACTTCAATTGATATTCTTCAAACTGGAGCAGGACAGGTTACAATTGCAGCAGGTGCAGGAGTAACAGTTAATGCAACACCTGGCTTGAAACTTCGTACAACTTGGTCATCTTGTACTCTCTTTAAGAGAGCAGCAAATACTTGGGTTGTCTACGGCGACTTGACAGCGTAATACAAAATTCAATAAGAAATTAGGAGATACAAATGGCAGCAGGTAAAAAGATAGGTAAGAAGTCCCAAGCGTCAAATGACTTTTTGGAGCCATTAGCACCAACAGGTGTTACTGGAACAAACATTGGAACAGATCGTCCATTTAATAATGGAGCAGTCTCTGTAGCGTTTTCTTTACCTGCACTTTCACCTGCTGCTACCTCTTTTACAGTAACAGCAAGCACAGGACAAACAGCGACTGGAGCATCTTCTCCTATTACTGTAACTGGAATTGCTTCTTCAGCAACCCCAACATTTACAGTAACAGCAACTAATGCTGCAGGAACTTCAGCAGCGTCTTCTGCCTCTGCTGCAGTGACTGTAACAACAGTACCAGCAACACCATCTGCCCCAACAGCAACAGCAGGAGTAGATGCTGACTCAGTAACTTGGACAGCCCCAGCAAATGGAGGAAGTGCAATTACTTCTTATGTTTGGGCAGCATCAGATGGAAAGACTAACTCAACAGCAGCAACATCTGTATCAGTTGGCCAAGAAGCAAATACAGCACAGACTTATACCGTCAGAGCAATAAATGCTAACGGAACATCTGCAACATCTCCTGCTTCTACTAGCGTAACTACTATTGCTCCGTTCTTCCCGTTCTTCCCATTCTTCCCGCCATTTTTCCCACCATTCTTCCCACCGTTCTTCCCATTCTTCCCACCATTCTTCCCGTTTTTCCCACCATTCTTCCCGTTCTTCCCACCATTCTTCCCACCTTACTTCCCATTCTTCCCACCTTACTTCCCATTCTTCCCACCTTACTTCCCTTACTTCCCATTCTTCCCACCTTACTTCCCATTCTTCCCACCTTACTTCCCTTACTTCCCATTCTTCCCACCTTACTTCCCATTCTTCCCACCATTCTTCCCGTTCTTCCCATATTTCCCACCAGCACCACCAACAGGAGGATGTACTAATTGCTACAAGGCATGCTGGTCTTGCAGTTGCCCATCATGTTGTGGTTCTTGTGCCTACTAATTACTATGCTATACTATAATAAAGGAGAAAAACTATGTATGTTGTATTAACAAAAAATAGCAATAACACTTGGGATGCTATTTCCGATATAACTCTTGACGAGGGTACAATTTCTAAAAATGTACTAGAAGATGCTTTTGCGAGCAATCTTCCAATTATCGGAATGGACATAACCAACTATGGACCAACAGTATTTAAAAATTCTGTATTCGATGGCGATTCTTTTTCTGGGGGAATAACTCCACCACTATCATCACCAGAAATGCCAGAAGATTTTTTTACAGTAAATAAAAGATATGCATTTTTGTGTGACAACAAAGCCGTACTTTTTATTACAGTCCCAATTGGTAGTCCAAACTCTGACATGTTTGCAGCAGCCTTTGCTGGAGAAACAATACTCATTAAGACTGAAACTGGACCAAGGGTAAAAGTTGGAAAAACTTTTAATTGGGACGGTACTGAACTAACACTTGTTGTACCAGAATAAACAATATTTATATTAACAAGATATATAGACTTTAGGGTCTATATATTTTTGTTTTATCATAGTGGTATAATAGTTGTACTAGAGAAAAGGAAAGTCTATGGAAATATATGACGAAAATTCAAATCATTGGTTTACAAAAGATAGATCAGAGACTGCATCAAACAGGGTTCCTGCAAGAAAATTAGACAACACTGTAAGTGTTGAAAACCTAGGTTTAGGGTTACATGTATACCATGATACATTTTCTTTAGATGACGCAAACAGATACATCAATACGCTTGAGTCAAACCTTTCAAGAGGTGGCAAATATAAGTGGTCAGAAGCACAAGTAACGAACTCTACAACACCGATTAAAAAGGCTAGAGATGCTGTAGACTTTAAATACAAGCAAGAAAACTTGGGGCCAAGAGATAAAACAAACTCTGAACTTATAGATTTGCATGAAGAGATTTATCAAAAACTTAAGTACTGCATAGATGACTATGCAAAGTATTGGGGAATAAACGTTGTATATTATGAAGCCTTTAATTTTGTAAAGTATGAGGGTGCTGGAACTCATTTTAATATTCACGCTGATCATGGCCCTGCTTATAACTGTACTGTTTCTGCTGTTATTTATATAAATGACGACTATGAAGGTGGGGACTTAAAGTTTCCAAGACTTGACAACTTAGTCTATAAACCAAGAGTTGGAGACATAGCAGTCTTTCCATCAAACTATATTTATGAACATGCATCACTTCCTATGGAGTCTGGTACAAAATACTGTGTTGTCATTATGACAGACATCAATGAACTGAGTCACTAATGGATAGTGAAAAGTCTAAAGTAGCAATATTTAGATCATTCAGGCCCTGGATAAACAAAGATAGCAAACACGTTCCAGTACCAACACAAAAAGAAGTGCCAGATTGGTATAAAGACGCAGACAGATTTGCCAAAATGCCAAACGGAGAATACTATAAAGCACCAAAAGAAGTTTGTCCATTTCCCAAAGAAGGAACAACAGACGACTATGGAAAGATACCTACATGGAAGGCGTGTCCTGCAATTATGGATGCGTTTGCAACTGGTTATGTATTTAAAACGCCGTGTGATCTAAAATTTGCCAAAAATTCTCAGGGAATAATTAATGTAACAATAGATGACCCTAAGTATAAAGACTTTTGTACTCAAAGACCACCAATGCCACAGTTTGAGCATCCTAAAGGATACTATCAGTACCACTTTGCTTGGAGTTCTCCCTGGGGTCTAGAGTTGCCAGAAGGATATAGTGCATTGTTTATGACACCAATGAACAGGTTTGACCTTCCCTTTATGAACACAACTGGAGTCGTAGATTCTGACAAGGTTCACCTTCTTGGAAGTTTCCCATTTTTTATTACAGAAGGCTGGGAAGGAACGCTTCCTGCTGGAACACCTTATATTCAGGTACTTCCGTTTAAAAGAGAAAATTGGGAGCATGAAATAGAGATTTTAGATCAGTCTTCTATATATGGTAAAATGGTAGATAACGCAAATTTTTATCG